GCCGTAGCAGCAGGTGGTTACTATGGAACATATGTAGATACGGATAATCAAGCTCGTAATGAGTTTGAGATGATCCGTCGTTATCGTGACATGGCACTACACCCTGAGGTTGATAGTGCAGTTGACGAAGTTGTAAACGAATTTATTGTAAGTGATGCTTACGATGCTCCTGTAGAAGTTAATCTAGATAATCTAGATGCTGGAATGAGTATCAAGAGAAAGATCAGAGATGAGTTCAATCACATCTTAAAGATGTTGAACTTTGACAATAGAGCACATGAGATCGTCCGTTCATGGTATATTGATGGGCGACTTTTTTATCATAAAGTTATAGATTTAGATAATCCAAAGAAAGGTATTACGGAACTTCGATATATTGATCCTATGAAGATCAAGAAGGTCCGACAAAAAATTGATCAAAAACCGAAAGATTCTCTAGCTCGTGAGGCAATTAAAGGCACAGCACTTGAGTATGAATACGGTACGTTTGTAGATTATTATCTCTATAATCCAAAAGGTTTTTATAAAGGTGGAGTTCTTGGTCCTGTAGGAGACATGTCATTGTCCCAAGGTGTCAAGATGGCAGTTGATAGTATTACATTCTGCCCATCTGGATTACAAGATTTAAATAAAAGAATGACTCTTGGTTTCCTACACAAGGCAATCAAGACACTCAATCAATTAAGAATGATTGAAGATTCAATTGTTATTTACAGATTGTCCCGTGCTCCTGAACGTAGAATTTTCTACATTGATGTAGGTAATCTACCAAAGGTAAAAGCGGAACAATATCTTCGTGATGTTATGAGTCGCTATCGTAACAAGCTAGTGTATGACGCAAACACTGGTGAGATGCGTGACGACAAAAAGCACATGAGTATGCTAGAGGATTTTTGGTTACCTCGTAGAGAGGGTGGTCGTGGAACTGAGATCACCACCCTGCCAGGTGGACAGAACCTAGGCGAACTCAAAGATGTTGAGTATTTTAAGAAGAAGCTTTACAACAGCCTCAATCTTCCTCCTTCCCGTCTCACAGACGACAACAAAGGATTTAACCTTGGTAAAACCACTGAAGTCCTCCGTGACGAACTTAAGTTCACGAAGTTCATTGGTCGTCTCCGTAAAAGATTCAGTGAGATGTTCCAAGATATGCTTAAGACGCAGCTCATTCTCAAGGGAGTAATTGCTCCTGAAGATTGGGATGATATGAAAGAGCATGTTCAGTATGACTTCTTATTTGATAATCATTTTAATGAATTGAAAAACATTGAAATGATGAACCAAAGAATGATGACTGTTGCGCAAATGGATCCTTTCGTTGGAAAGTATTTTTCAACTGAGTATGTTCGTAAAGAAATTCTTGGACAAACTGCTAAGGATATGCGTGAGATTGATAAACAAATGAAAGGAGATATTGCTTCTGGTCTTGCTATTGATCCAGCAGAAACAAATATGTTAGATACAATGGCGCAACAGAATACTGCACTTGCTCCTGAAATTGGAGAAATTCAAGCAGATGATGCTGCAGCAAGACAAGAAGTTGCTGCAGATACAGCAGCAGAAAGGGAAGTAGATAAGGCGAAGAAAATGCCTTCACCTTCCGCATCTACTAAATAAGATATATTGATCTAATATTATGGCAGAACGAACTGAAGTAAATTCACATCAGGGGGAATTGGACATCGTTAATCAAATCTCGAATAACGATAGAGCTCAAGCAATTGATGCAATCAAAGATATGTTATTTGCCAAGGCATCTGATTCCATGGCAGATTACAAAAAAGTGGTTGCCAATACATTCTTTGATGAACCAACCGAGACAGAAACAAATGAAACTGATAACGGAAACGATTGAAGACGTTAAACTCCTTACTGAGGAGCGTGACGGTAAGAAACTTCTTTATATTGAAGGAGTATTTCTACAATCAGAACTAAAGAACCGCAATGGTCGTATGTATCCTTTTAGTGTCCTTAACCGTGAGGTTGAGAGATACAATGAAGAGTATGTAAAATCAAAACGTGCTCTTGGAGAACTTGGTCATCCAGACGGTCCTACTATCAATCTTGATAGAGTGTCACATAGAATTGTTTCTCTCAAAGCAGAGGGTAATAACTTTATTGGTAAGGCACAAATCCTAGATACCCCAATGGGTAACATCGCTAAGAATTTACTTGGCGAAGGAGTTCAGTTGGGTGTTTCCTCTCGTGGTATGGGAAGCATTCAGAAAAGTGAAGACTGCAGCATTGTTGCAGATGACTTCATGCTTACAACTGCTGCAGATATTGTATCAGATCCATCCGCTCCAGATGCTTTCGTAAATGGAATCATGGAAGGAAAAGAATGGGTGTGGGACAACGGTCTCCTAAAGGAGCGCGAAGTTGCTAAATACCAACGTTATATCAATGATGCATCGCGTCATCAGTTAGAAGAGAGAACGCTCAAAGCTTTTGAGCATTTTCTTGGAAAACTTTAATATAATAAATAAACTTAGATTAATAATACGGAAATTACGAGGTAAACTCAAATGTCAGATAAGCTTAACGAAAAGTTTGAGGAGTTCGTTACCGAGCAAAAGGTGATCGTAGAGAACGCGGCAGATCCAATGCCTACCGTTTCTGCTAACGTTATTCCTGGCACTGGTAGTGAGCCTTCTCAGGTCTCTGACGCCCAGACAGCATCTGGCAGCGGCAAAGATCCTCAACCAACGGTTGCTCCTAGCGCAGCACCTGCAGGTCAGTCAGTTACTGATCTTGGTGGTACGTCTACGACACCTAATGAGAATGATGATGATGGTGAAGATAATCCTGGAGCTAAAGCAGCGGCACCTGTCTCCCAAGATGGCAGTGTGACCTCAACCGCTGGTAAGCCTGGCAAGGATCCCCAACCTAGCGTTGGTGCTGAAGTAGCATACGCAACTAGCACTGGTCCTCAGGTTACTTATCCTATCAAACCATCGTTTGAAGAACTTGACGTTTCCGCTGACGTTAAAGCCCTATTAGAGGGCACAGAACTCTCTGAAGAATTCGCTGAGAAAGCAAAGACCATCTTTGAATCTGCTATCAAAGCAAAACTGAATGAAGAGTATTTAAAGCTTGTAGAACACTTTGCCAAAGAGCACGAAGAGAAGCTCACTGCTGCTAAAGCAGAACTTTCCGAAGAAGTTAATGGCACTGTGAACTACGCTATCGGTCAATGGGTTGAAGAAAATCAAGTTGCTATTGACCGTGGCATCAAGAATGAGATTACTGAGGACTTCATTGCAGGTCTTAAGGGTCTCTTTGAAGAGCACTATATCGCTATCCCCGACGATAAAGTTGACGTGGTAGAAGGTATGGCTGACTCTATTCGTGAAATGGAAACACGCCTTGACGAACAGGTCAAAGCTAATGTGAAACTACAAAATCGTCTTAATGAGACTGCAAAACTAAATATTCTGTCCACTGTGTCAGAAGGATTGGCAGATACTCAGAAAGAAAAACTCGCAGCACTTGCTGAGGGTCTAGAGTTTGTTTCTGAAGAATCATTCTCCAAGAAGGTTACTACCATCAAGGAGGCATATTTCAAAGAAGCAGCTGCACCTCAAAGCGAGGTTGCTGATGAAACTCCAGTTGAAGGAGTTGACGCAGAGGTAACACCAGCAATGGCACAATACCTAAGCGCACTCAATCGCTGGCAAGCATAATTAATTTTATCCCAATTTTTTCTAAAGAGCAAAAAAATGTTTAATTCAAAAGCTCTAACAGAAAAGTGGTCTCCTGTTCTAAGTCACGAAGGTGCTGGCACCATTAAGGACAACTATAGAAAGGCTGTTACCGCTGTTCTGTTAGAAAATACAGAATCACAACTACGCGAAGAGCGTGGTATGATTAACGAAGCATCCAACACATCTGGTGCTATCGGTACAAACGCACTATCTGGTAGTGGCTTAGACACTAAGACTGGTGGACTAGCTGGTTTCGACCCAGTGATGATTAGTCTCATCCGTCGTGCTATGCCTAACTTGGTAGCATACGACATTTGTGGCGTTCAACCAATGAGTGGTCCTACTGGACTAATCTTTGCGATGAAGTCACACTATCAGCAGAACGGTTCAGCTCTACGTGCTGGAAACGAGGCACTATACAACGAGCCTGACACCAACTTCTCTGGTAACACTCAAGGTCCTGCAGCATACAACGATCCTGTTTCTCCTCTTGGAGACGGTGGTACAACTGATGCTAACCCAGGTCTACTTAACGACGCAACTGGTGGTGGTACAACTACTGGTAACTACGAGCGTCAAGCTGGTAACATTGCTAGAGATGACGCTGAAGCATTAGGATCGGGTTCTACCCTATTCAACGAAATGAGCTTCAGCATCGAGAAGACAGCGGTTACCGCTAAAACTCGTGCTTTGAAAGCAGAATACACTCTTGAACTTGCTCAGGACTTGAAAGCTATTCATGGTCTTGATGCAGAGCAGGAACTTGCTAACTTACTTTCTAGTGAGATCCTTGCTGAAATCAACCGTGAAGTTGTTAGAACTGTTTATACTGTTGCAAAACAGGGTGCTCAGAACAACGTTGCTAACGCTGGTGTATTCGACCTAGACGTTGACAGTAACGGTAGATGGTCTGTTGAGAAATTCAAGGGACTTATGTTCCAGATCGAGAGAGATGCTAACGCTATCGCGCAGCAAACTCGTAGAGGAAAGGGCAACTTCATCATCACTTCTGCTGATGTAGCTTCTGCTCTTGCTATGAGTGGTACT